ATGACTGAAAGTTGATTGAATGATCCGGAAACTTGTGACGCATCAGCAGAGCCTACTGGCAACGCAGTGACGACCATTACCTCAATCGTACTGAAATTAGGTGGCGCAGTAGAAAATGTCAGAGTTGTGCTAGATACCGTGTAAGTGTTCTTCTGTTGGTATACGCCATCGATATAGACCTGAGTATTGTTTTCACTGACAGGAGCAATGCCTAGAACAAAGGCAACCGTAGTCCCGTCACCCGTAAAGTTGTACACATTGAACGTACCAGATGCAATAACATCCGTAGCAGATACCGCCTCTGGATTGCCAGTAGTAGCATTGAACTGTAATAGCTTTCCTAGACGAGCCGTTTTAGCAGGGATCGTCATGTTAATGTCAGTAGGATCAGTATTAGGTGCTACTAAAGCTCGGTTTGATACGCCAGTATTCTGCTGGAGTGCCAACCATAGACGGTCATAGTCGTTGTTTACGTCTGCCGCTAGGAAGTCACCGCCATTGGTGTAGGACGTGAGACGCTCTAATGCCATGTCACGATACAGGGTTATGATATCCCCAGCAGTTGCACCAGTGACCAGTGTGACTACGCCGCCTGTGTCTGAACCTACGCCAGTAACCGCATATTCTCCAGCACCAGCGCCTAAACTAAGCAGTACGCCGTTCTGTAAGACCGCAATATCTCCCTCAGCAGCGATCTCAAACGTGTATGAAAACGCAACTTGCCCACCGGTAGCGGTGTATTGGTCTCTTGGAGTGTTGTCTAATACTGTCATAGGGCACCTGTAATTCGTTTGATTTTATCAAAAATAATGGCTAATAACGACCTGCTATCTTACACCCATCCCATTTAATTCTAAATTTCTAATGTTCTGATCTAGCACTGCATTAGCTCTTTTAGCTTGTTCAAGGATCAAATCATCAAGCCTTCTGAGTTCTTCTTGTTTTTCCTGGCCGGTCATCACCAGGTTGTCATAAATTAAATTTCGTCTTTTATTTAATCTACTAATATTTTTAGTTGCAGAGTTAAAAGCTCTTTCCGATCTGACTAATGCTATATTTTCTTCTCTGTATTCCGCCCGTTCTTCACCCCTAAGATCGTCTAGCTTATTAGTGGTTTGCTTAATTAACCCAGCAGAATCATAAAATATACCCGTACTTTCTGCTACTGATCCCGTTGGCGGCCTCATCGCAAAGGCTCTAATTAACGGCGTATCCATAGGGCTAGTTGGCCTAGCTGGTATTTCTTCCCCGTTCCATTTATCTACTTCATTGAGAATGTAGTCGCCAGCATCCGTAACATACTGAGAACTACCGGCAAGCAAGCCTCTCATTGTATTATCTACTTTGGCCGGTGAAACGCCTAGTATTTCCCCAATTTCTTCCGCAGTTCTACTGGTGTACTTGCTTTTTCTTTCTTCTGGAGGCAGATCTTTCATCCATGCAGGGTAGATATTACGACCTTGAAAGAAGTTATAGTTGGCAATGTTCTCAATGGTCACTTTAACTAACGGAGGGATTGCGGCACTAGGATCGTAAATTGGGCTAATAGAACCAACTACTCCCTTGACTAACTGCATCCAAAAATCTTGCACATCCTTAATGCCCTTAGACTGACCCCAGGCCATAAATCTTTCTGGGATAGAACCAAATAGGTACCCTAATGAAAATGGCTTTGGATACCTATGCCACTCACCATTCATCTTAAATATCCAAAACATATCCTTTTGCCACTGGGGAATTTCAGAGTATTCTTCTCGCTCATCATCTGGAGCGCCATACAAATAATAACCAGATAGTATCAAGCTAGGCATTGTAATCGTGCCAACTGCCCACATCGTAGTAGCTTTTGGATTGTCTCGCATAGAACGGTAGAGCTTATCTGCACCCTGCATCCCTGCGTTAAAGAATGGAACGTATTTATTGATTGCCTTAGACGCAGTACCGCCCCTAGCAAAGTCTAAAGTAGCATCCCTAGACTCAAATGCAGCCTTGGTATCTGACATGCCTTTTCGCTTGGCGGCAGCAAACGTACCAATCCTAACTGCTTGCTCAAACGTCAAACTTATATCTTCAGGTATTCGTAGTGGATTCTTTAAGTACCTGGCTATCTTCCCGTCATTACTAATAAGCTCTTTCTGAGCTTTAGCCATGCCATTATCGGTTAATTCCATGTAATTATTAAACGAACCACCAGCTTGCATCCATTGGTTGTGTAAGTCTGTTTTTCCAATTAATGCTACTAACCCACGAATAGGATCAATGATAGGGATAGGTCTGGATTCCGATTGGATAAACGCACTTTGCATATCTCGCAGTACGTTACGCACCCAAAACTCAGGGATCAATGTTGCTCCTGCTCTTAAAACAGATGCCGGCGCTTGTAAAAACTTTTGAACAAAATTAAATTGTTCTGGCCTCATCTGCTCAACAGCTTTCAGTATTGGTGGTGCTACCCTGTAATACTTTCTTTTCCCATCCTCAAATACAGTGACAGTGCCTTTAGGTGCTTCCTTGCTTGGGCGTTTTACTTTCTTGCCGTCTACTTCTATTGTCTCCATTAATGGGCCAATAGGCTGAATGTACTCAGGCATAATGTCTGCAAGAGAGGAGATAGAGAGAGCAACCCTGTTTTGGGCCGCAAGGTCTACTATCCTAAAAGTATTTTTAATTATAGATTCTATTGGGTCTTTAATTTCTCGCTCAGAACCTACAATCTTCTTTATAACTCGATTAATTGTAGCGTTAGTGAATACTTTGCCTTGTCCAGCAGAGTCGTACTCGCCAAATTCTTCATCTAAAACACGCTGAAACGGAATGTAGTTTTGGTTTTTATCAGTAATATTCTTATAGGTTTCTTCCTTCATATTGCCAGAATCAACTGCTATACGAAGAACACGCTTCTGAAACTCATAGATTTCCTTGGCAGTCTCGTCAAACCATTTAAGACTATCGCCATATTTCATAGCCAAAGAATCTAGCGTCTTGGCAGAATCTAATTTTTGCTGCTCAGTAACCTCAACATCTTCTCGTTGTTGCAGATCGTTCCAGTACCTTCTGGCTATCAGGTAATCTTTTAGATCTTGATTGCGTTGATTCTTATTAGGTTCCAGCCGAATAATAAGATTGTCAAAATCATCCAAGATAGAACGCAAACCCCTGCCTGTAATCTCTATCTGACCGTCTGGATTTATAGTGTTGGTGTTGACCGTTAGTATTTGCTTGGCTAGTCCAGCAACAGAATAATATTGACGAATCAAGTAATCCGTAGTTTGCCCGTCTGCTAACGTAGCGCCCCGTTTAACAGCTTCCCTAGATAAATCTACTAACGCGCCAAATCTGTCAAACCATGTATAGTAAAAATCATTAAAGATGCTTTCATTAGGGTCTATGTTTAACCCTTCTGACTCTAATCCTGCATCTGTTTGAGATTCTAAAATAGGGTTGTCAAACGATTCTACTAGAGACTCTTGTAACGCAATATAATCTTCCATTAACTTCATGGAAGCATCAAATTCTTCCAAGCTAATAGTTGGGTATTCTTGCTCTAAACTTGCTTCAAGCTCATCTAGGCTAATCCTTTCTAGTTCCGCAGTTTCGACTTCTTGACGAGTCTGTAAATTCTTATAGTAGTCTTCAAGTTCTTCGTTTTTAGTCTGCTCAAGAACCTCGATTTCTTTTTCAATAATGTCCAAGTCAGCTTGTTTTTCGTTATAAGCTGGCAGCTTTGGGTTTGCTACAATCTGGTCAATAACTTCTATTACGTCAGCTAAACTTGACTCAGGCCCCCAGTATTCAGTTTGCGGCAGACTTTCGACTATCTGGTCAATTAACATTCCACCTTCAGCTCGGAATAACGTGTAGCCTAGCTTCTTATTGGTTGATCTTAATTCTGACTTTTCAGCGCCAGTTTCCATCACATAGGAATCAATGTTGATCCCAGACTTGGTATTGTCTTTGCTTTCACCAGCAGCAGTTTGAACAGTAGTTTGATTCACAAACGCTATAAGTTTTGCCAACGGAGTATTGGCCCTAGACGCATTAGTCCTGGCCTTACCCAACTTCTTTAGGCTTTCTTCTTTTGCCTTGTAAACTTGAGTTATGTCGCCTTCTTTTAGCTGGTCATAAGATTCTAGTATTGCGGACTGAACGCTAGTAGGGATTTTGCCAGTAGCGGCTTCTCGTTCTGTTTCTACTACCGCAGACTCTAGTTGCAATTGACCTTCAACAAATGCTTCTTGCTCAGTCATTGCCATGTTACTGACAGTTTCTTCTGCTTCCTTTCTAGTAAAACCTTTTTGAATAAGCAAATTAGTAGCAATATTTGATACAGCTTTAACGCCGCCCAATGCAGAAATTAGACCAGCCTCTAGCAATAACTGATCTTTTGTAGGCGTAATCCCGTCTAACACTTGGTCAAACGTATAACCTTCTTCTAGTACAATGTTAGTTGTTTCTCTTAGCACATCGGCAACACGTTCTTCGCCTAGCTCTGCCAGCATTCCGTTCCACCCACCAGCGGTAAACGCTTTAGATATGGTGGCGTTAGGCTTGATTTTCTTATATGCCTCAAACAAACCCAGCTTTAGACCTTCTGGCAGATTGTTAATCCCATTGATTAGCGGTGTTTTTAACCGTTTAGTAACAGGATTGATTGCGTACTTAGCAATAGTGGCACCAGACAATTCACTAGCCACTTCTGCGCTAACATGGGCATAAGCCTTTAATGCACTCAGGGCAGGGGTATCTTTAGATTCCGTAAAAATCAACTGACCTTTATCAGTAACCATCCAAGGCCCAAGTCTTTGCTCGCCATAATTAGCGATCCCCATTGGAACCATAAGACCTGATTGTGTAGCTACTCTTGCTACTCGTCCAACTTGTTTTGCAGTAGCTTGTTGCAATGCACTTTTGGCAACACCCTTTGTTATTGCTTGTACAGTCGCAGTTTGAACGGCCTTTCCTGGGCCTCCAGATGCAGCAAATTCAAGCATAAACGCTGGCATTTGAGATCCGTAGTACCGAAATTCACCGCCATAAGTCATGCCTCTTACAGACATTTCTATTTGCTTGTTAACAAATTCGTCTAATGTAGACTGTTCTGAAGTAGTTAATTCTTCTCCAGCTTCTACTTTTTTTGAAACAGAAAGGATATTTAATGCCTCTACGCCTTGAGCAATGCCGCCACCAGGCAAGACTTGAGACCAAGTTAAAAAATCTCCAGTTTCACCAAAACCAATCGGGTTGTCTTTCCAGCCTTCTACTACATCAGGCGGAAATCTAGTCGATGCTAAGGCAATCATTTGCTGCCGTTGAGCGTCAGCCTCATCTAATAGCTCAATACCTTCTGGATCTTTTGTGTCGGGCTTGATTGTATTTCCCAGTGCTAAAGAATTAGTCTCTGGAATGTTAACTTTAATGGGATCAGATTGGTCTTGACGATAAACATCAAAAATTTGTGACAACTCATCATCTGTTGGTGGAGAATCTCCAGATAGACTTAATGTTAAGCCGGTAACAGAATCAGTAACTTCGTAATCCGGCATTATTCAACAACCTTTATTGTAAATCTACCAACCTGCCTCGTTTGTGGTTGCTGTGGAATTTTTGAAGGCTCTAACGATGGGTTTAAAACTGCATTAACCCTTTCTATAGATCTTGCCCTTCTCTTTTCTTGTATGCCAGATACTACGCTTGGAGCCAGCTCTGACCATAGATTTATTTCTTCCCGCCTACTTACTGTACGACCTTCGTCTTCAATTTCTTGTTTTCTTAAACGAACAGCGTCTAATAAGTCTCGTCTAGCAACACCCCACAAGTCTGGCTGCAATGATTCTTTGATTGTTCGGTCTGCTTTTGAATTAGCATTAGCAATCTCTGATGTTGCTCCTGCGATCTTTGCAGCAGTCAGGGTTTTTAATTGATTATTTAACTTTAGTTCATCGTCAGAAGTTAGATCGCCCTTTGATCTGGCAATCAATATGTCTTCTCTAAGATTGTTTACACCTTGCAAGTAGTTATTTGAGTTAGCATCCATGTCAAAGTCGGCATTTAGATCGTATGCTCTAGCTACAATATCACCCATGACTTCAGAGTTTGTAACAGCATTAAGGGCCTTAGCTGACGTAACGTACCTTCTAAGCAATACGGCTTCTTCTCGCCCAATGTTTCCTTTCATTTCTGATTCAGCAATAGAAAATAATTTATCATTATCGCTTATTGAAACATCTTGAACCGTTTCCATTGCAGAAGAATAGTTAGAAATTTGCGTAAATCTGCTAGCCTGGATCTCTGATTCAACCTTCTTAATTTCTTCAGATTCAAAGTCTTTTAGTTCGCTTTCTAGATCTTTTACAAGAGCATCTTTTTCATCAGCATCTAGCGTAATCATCTTTTCAGGATCAAACGGATCTTCTACCTGAAACGTATTTCTTTTATTAATTTGATCAATTACGTTTTGACCAGATTCAATTCGTTGCTCTACTGTTTGATCTTCATTTCTGATTATTAAATCAAATCTTCCTAAAGCAGATTGCGTTGCTAATCGATCTCTTAATTCTGTTGTTTGAGTAGCAAATTTGCCGCTATCAACTAAACCTTTAGCAACTCCTTGTTTGCCTGTTTCAACCCAAATTAACGCTGCATTACGCAATTGTTCTGCATCGTTACTTCTTGCAAGATTGACAAGGTTTACAGATTGATCGACTAATGCCGTTTGAATTGTTGCCGAATCAATATCGTTTTGCTTTTTCTGTTGAGCCTTCCAAATCCTAGATGCAGAAGTTTGATTTAACTGTGAGAAATAGCTTTCAAAAGCTGGACGCATTTCTTCTGGAGCAACACTAAGCAAACCGTTCATACCGCTTGACGTTAGGTTTCTATACCCCTCAATGTCTTCTGGGTTTGCAGCCGCAGCTCTTGAGACTATGCCAGTTATTTCGTTTTGAATCCCAGCAGTATATGCAGCTTCAGCAGTAGCGTTAAAAACTCTATCTTGCTCGTAAGTTTGAACGTCATCGTACTCTCTCAACTCTAATGGAGTAGCACTAATAGCCGACGCATTACCAGCAAGTTTTGCCGCTTTTTCAGCAGCAGCTATATCGTTTTTTTCTTTTAAAAAGGCTTGTTCTGCAACTTTCTTTTTGCCAAACGCCGTAGCAATATCGCCTACCTGTCCCGCTATACCAGCAAGCGCCTCAAACCTACGTGCAGCAGACTGATCTACTCCCGTGGGTCTGAACTCTCCGTAATATCCAATAGGCTTCTGAGCCATGTTATTCTTCTCCAGGCATCAGTTGTGCTGCTTGCAAACCGCCTTTCAGTAACGTAGAACCAGCAGCCATATATCCTGCTTGCTTGGCATATCCTGCTTGACGGCGCAATTGCGCTTGCTTTAACTTCTCAGACAAACCGATAGTACCTTCGCTAAGACTTGCTCTTTCAGCACTGGCTAATGAAATACTGGCTGGAGTACCTTCTCCAGATATCCCAGACATAGCTTGACCTACTACATTAGCAGCAAGTGCTCTGTTCAATTCTTCTCGGCGTTGCAACTCACGGCTTTGTGCAGCTAAACGTTCTTCTTCGGCTTGACGTTGTAGCTCTATTTGTTGGGTCTTGCCAGAAACATATTGTGCTCTAGCCCCTACTGCTGCCGTTGTTGCTGCAAGTATTGGGAATAAAAATGGAATAGGCATTAGCTACTTTCAACCTCGTATTCAATCATCTGTATAAATACAGGAGTAGGGTCTGGTGCCGTTATCGATGGCATTTCGTCTCTAGTCCAACCTATATTGTTTAGCACGTCTTCTATTATGCCAGTTTTAGCGTTAGGTGACGTGTTTAACGGTGAGTCTATCGAGTAATCAAACTCTCTAATCGGCACCGGTTGCCCGTCTACATAGTACCCGTAGGACTGGTAGACCCTGATGTTCATGCGGACGATACGCTTGATACGCATCTGGTTCTCACCACTGCCGATATTCGTATTGAGCGGCATACCAGTAATTTGTACAGGAAAGTTTAAACCTACCTCGACGTTGGTATAGCCTACTTCTGCGGCTGTTAAGGTTATTGATCCACCATTAACAGTTCGCTCTGGTAATACTATACCGTCTGCTACGATCTGAACGGTCAATCCATTTAAATAACTAAGCCCAGATATTGAAGTGTCCGTTGGCCCAGGATTGAATATCGTTGAATCATCCATTAAATAATTGAATGACCAGCGTTCAACGTGATACTCAGTCGTGTTATGGGCATTAACTTTTCGTTTAACGATCATATACAACTGATCGTCTACTACCGTGGCGTTAGTGACAACTCCAGGCTCAGGAGTGGCAGTAGGGTACGTTGTTGATGCAGTCACCCAATCGGTAAACCCATTAATGTCTTGGTCTCGCAACGTGTTTAAGACTGTAACCGTACCGTCAGTATTGGTAATAAATAACCAGTTAGCATCTTCGCTAGTCGTGCCAGACAACATAGCCATGTCTGTAGGCTGTTTAATCAAATGAGACGATAGTACCGACCTGTCATGAGTCACATAAGCATCTTCGTTGAACGAATAGACAAAATCGTAAATGGTCTTACCGTTTCTATCTACGAATATGGTAGATCCGTCTACGTCTACGACCTCTACATACGATGCACCGTGGTTTGTTTGCGGCGCTATCCCTACGCTTGTAGGTGTAACAGGCTTGCTAGTGACAGAGAACTCGGCCCCAGACGTAAATATCTGTAGGTTCCTGCCAGGATATACATCGATAATTTCGTTTAGCTTGCGAGATGAGATAGTGGCAAAGATACCTTCGTCGTCATCCCCATCGTCAATTTCAAAGTCAAAGAACGACCCAGACTTGGAAAAGAATACCGATGCAGTCTTGGACTTAGTGCCACCAAGAACTAAGCGGCCTTCAAAGAAACATGCAGTCTTAGGATAGCCCCTAGTAGCAGACCATACAGGTTCTTTTCTAGGCGATCCTACTTGGGTCTGAGTAAATACAATCGTGTTATCTTGATTGCCAGATGTTGGAAATCCTGAAAATAACTCAAAGTCTTTGGTAGATTCACCGCTAATCGTAATTGTGTACTGTCTTGTTCCTGTTCTAGCTACTGCAACACCTGTTTCTCCAAACGTAGGCATTTCTTGTAGGTTTTTTTGAATATTAAATACAGTAGAACTTCGTTCAGCAGCAGTAGAATCTCCTGCAAAAGTAATATTTTTTGACAATACACTTTCAACATCTATTTGGAATTGATCGCCAAGCTCCCAGTTATGTCCGCTACCATGCGTTAATGTCATTACTTGTATTTCGTTAACTGGAGTAGGACTAAGTGCATCATCAAAGTCAAACGTAGGCACATTAGTAAATGGAACCTCATCCAAGAACCAATCTTCATCCGTACCTAAGTTAATCAATCGTTGTGGTGGCACGTCTTCTTGGAACAGCAACATGACACTTTCAGTTTGCGTATCTCTAATTGTGGATACTTGAGCGGCAGTATAAGGAACTCGTACATCAGCAACGTGGGTTCCTGGATTCTTAAAGATTCGGATGTTTCCATCAGTAACCGATAACAGATAGTTCCTGTCAGTCGTTACGCTGAAGTTTAACAGTTTAGATTCTGATGGATCGCCAGCTACAGATGTCTGCTCAATTAAATTAAACTCCCCAAGAGTTACTGTAGCACTGCCTAAATCAGTAGAGCCAATTCTTACTAATTTTACGCGCCTAGCAGACGTGTTAACAGCTATTCTAAAATCTTGCGGGTTTGTTCCTATTAATGGAACTGTTGCTATTGTTGTATAAGTAGGTGAAGTTTCTGTTTCCTGAATGACAAATTCATCAGATGATCCGCTAGACAAACTGATTTGCCTTATATCTACAAACTTTACCAATGTCCTTAATCCGCCGCCAGGAGGTGGGCCACGATCATAGGAAGCTACAGTGTACGGGTTTGAGGTGCCAATAGGATTTGTAGTTGACGTTGTAGTAGCGTCATCGCCGTCATTAATAACAGACCCAGTGCCGCCATTAACCATGCTTGGAACTATTGTCGTTATACGTTCTATTTTATTTAGAACAGTATCAATATGCTGAGTGCCAGGACGGCGCTTAACACCACCTTGTGGGACTAACACAACATTCTTGGCGGTCTGCAAGCCTTGGTAATACTGATTAATATCAGTACGGCCTCGCATTAATGGAGATAACTCTCCACTAACAAAGTTATTTTGGATAAAGCGCGACTTGGCCACTAGAACCTCACGTTAACAAAAGGGTTGCTCGTGATAGGTGTCATTGGGTATTGCTGGGAGTCTGTATATCGGGCCATCCTAGAAGCGTTTACATACTCAGCAGACATTTCTTGCCGTGATGCTGAACTGTCTCGGATGCTCGTTGCAAAATCTTTAGCCAGTGCATACTCAATCATCTGAGTGAAGTACGGTGGCCATGTTGATTCTGGAGCGTTATAAATATAGTCGCAGTAAAGTGGGCCTGTATTGTTGGCGTACACTTTATTGCCATAAATCTGGTATCTGATTCCTGGATATATCTTAATCAGGAATAATAAATCTGAAGGTAGCTGATAGATTGAGTCCCATTCTTGATCGATTGGAACTTCCGTTGTAAGCGATAGCTGTGCTTTTACTCTAGCAAATCCCCATCTGTGCTTTGTTAGCTCAGACCGGACAATGCTGTCATACAACGTATTAGCAACTTGTTGGGCCCTAGAACCGCCGATTAGTGAATTGATTGGAGTATCCCCGATCAAGACTAACGCACCATTAACTACGCCAATTTTAGTTGCCATATTGTTACCTAAAAGAAATGGGGGCCCGAAGACCCCCGATAACTTATGAATCGCCTAATGCGGTTCCAGATGCACAGTCAATGCTTGTGCCACTGTTAGTTTTCACAAACGTGATTGTAACAGCAGCCGCATCGCTATCACTTACGATGATAACGTCATTAACTTGCAGCTCATTGATTGCTGGAAGGAAGTAATCCGTACCAGTAACCGTGGCGATTGAATCGGAAGACGCATAAGCGAATACCTTTTGTGAATCACCACTTCCGCCAATGCGGGACAGTTTCGTGTAATCGAAAGCCATTGCTAGTTACTCCTTAAGCAGTTTTGTCGTATTGAACTTTAACTAAACCACCCTCGTCGCGAACGACAGAGCCAGCTTTCAACATACCATTACTTAACCAAGAGGTACGTTCAGCGATCCAGTTAATTTCAGTTTTCATGTCGATACCAACGGCCAAGCCAACAGCAGGACGTTGATAGAACCATGAGTCAACGATGTTACCGGCTTCAGTCAAACCACCTTCAGTCCGAGTTTCAATGATGATGAATCGGAACCCTACAAGGGTATTGATCTCACCAGAAACCAGAGCTTTGATGTTCTGATAGTCCGTAGACGTTGCCAGTTCATCGTTCAACAAACCACCTAAGCCTTCAGCTTCGATGACTGCGAACAGGTCAGTGTTGGGTACACCTTGGTCACGCAATTCAACTTGGGCTTGGATTACCTTAGCCATAGTTAAGTTTGCAGCACCAGCAGGTACAGTAGTTGTTAATGGAGTCGAGGCATCCATAGCATCGATAACCAACTGGTCACAACGACGACCCAAAGCACCAGCAATTGTCATTGCCAATTCTTGTTTCTCATCGAAGTTAACGTCAGCTTGGTCGAAGATGTCGGTGTACTCAGGCGCATTCCAGTTAGTCAACGTAGCAGTCTTGAACTCATGGCTTACGTCCATAGGAGTTACGAGATCTGAAGTTGATTTCTGGTTTGCAAGGCCCTTGCCTTGACGACGGAATTTGTAGGTATCACCTACGACGTTGTTGCGTACAGTTACAGAATTTTTCAGCAAGCCCATGCCCTGATAGGCGTGTTTAACCATGCTGTCAAATTCTGTTACCGCAACAGAAGATAATTGTTTTGACATTAGTCTAATCCTCAAAATTTATAATAATCTACACAAGTGTTTCACATGAAACATTTGCTGGTTATGAGGTTTTGACTGAGTGCCCGACAGATCGGTCAGCCTTCAACCCAAATCTGTCAGATCCGCGATGGGAGTCCCTGACAGACATATAATATCATTTTACTTTATAAAAGCAACTAACCGAATACCTGAACATTCGGCTTGTCACCACCAAAAGCATACATCATTTCTTGAATTTTCTTTTCATGGTTAGAGTCTACTGACCGCAGAAGGTTGCCGTTCTCGTCCTTTCGGAACATCTCTTTCTCGATGTCAGGCCAAGTAATTCCACCAGGAACAACATGCCCGTCGATAGGAAGTTTTTGCGGTGCCGTACTCTTGATTAGTGCCTCTACCAGCATGATAGATTCAGCAGAGTTAACAGCATAACGAACTTGCTCGTAGACCTCAGCGTCCAGATTGTTCTTCATAAACTGTTCTACGGTCTTGATACGATCCGTTGCGTTGTCGCCTAACTTGGCAATCTCAACTTCAGCAGATACCTCTTCTACGGCCTCTGATTGAGCAGACAACAATTCCCACGCCTTGTTAAAGTAGTCTTGGGACATATTAGTCTCAGCAGCAAAGCCCATTAGCTCTTGCATCAGCTCGTCTTCTTGGTCGATACCTTCAGGCATTGAGTAGCCGTCTTTAGGAGCGCCCTTGAACGCACCAAACTTCTTTTCTAACTCAGTATAAGCAGCGGCTTGATCGGCGACTGACTTGTATCTGTCAGACTTGTACCATTCTGGTGCCTCACCGGTTCCCTTGATCCCGTCAGTTAGGAAGTATTCACCCTCAGATAATTCTGGTTGGGCAGCATCTACTAAACTAACTGGCTGTGCTTCTACTGCAACATCGTTTTCTACTGATTGTTCACTCATAGTTATCTCCACGCATATTGAATTACAGCCCGTTTAGGACTGACCGTTTGATGCTTCAACCGGATTTCATCGAGCCTTCTACCGCCGTTAAGCAAAGATAGATCGTTAACGTCGATCCAATCTAAATGCTTGTCTTCTCGGTAACATCTGAATGCCCTGAATTTATGAAGATACTCGAACTTATCAAACCCATACTGTGCCGCAAGCAGCTCTAGCCATTCAAACTTAAAGCCTTTCTCTTGCAAGTATTCCCGTTCGTCGCAAACTACCTCGACGGATGGGGTTTCTTTCTTTGGTCGTCCTTTCTTTTTAACTTCTTCTACTTCTATTACTTCTGTCATAGTCTCTCCGCTTGCTGGATTTGGTGAACAATAAACCTCATGACTCCGGTCTCCCCGTTATGGTAGGCGGCCTCATAGTTTATATTCTGTGCAGCAAGAGAAGTGTCGTTCTCTAGTAGAAAGCGTTTGCTCAGGTCTTCTAGTACCCTGTTACCGTCGTCAGTTGCAAAGCAACGGTTATAAGCCTTGGCTAGTTCGGCTTGTTTTTCCCTGATTGCGCTCTGTGCTTTCTGTGCTTTCCCCGTATCTATCTCTAAGTCTTCCCAGCTCATT